TGGGCCGTGCCCGTGGTGCGCTGGATCGGTGCCCGCATCCATGAGGCTCTATGAACCTCGCTGAGGTTCTTGCTGCGCCGGACGTCCAAGGGGCGCTGAAGGCGCTGCCGGCGGACAAGAGACTGGCGTACCTGTGGCGGGCCCGGTGGCTGCAGCAGGCGCACGCGCATCAGGTCTTGCCGTCGGGGGACTGGTGGTCGATCTGGCTGATGTTGGCAGGACGCGGCGCGGGAAAACAGGTGTGCATCGACACACCGATTCCGACTCCGACCGGATGGGTGCGCAATGGCGATCTGAGGTCTGGGGATGTCGTGTTTGATGAGCGGGGAGAGCCATGCCGAGTTGTGGAAGCGCACCCGATCACGATGCCGCGCACGGCGTACAGGGTCACGTTCAGCGATGGGTCGACGATTGACGCTGATGGGGAGCACCTGTGGACGACGATGCCGCACCGCGTGCGCAAGCAGATGCAGCGGCATGGGATTGACCGCGTGCCGGATGACTGGGCGACGTACCGCCATGCCCTGCTGGACTGCCATCTGAATGTCGTTGGTTCGTGCGGCGCCGAGACTCTGACGACAGAGCAGATCCGACAGACATTGCGTCACGGTTCTCGTGGAGATCTGAACCATTGCATCCCAATGACGCAGCCGCTGAGTCTGCCGGATGCGGATCTGCCGATTGACCCGTGGACGCTGGGCTATTGGCTAGGCAATGGCCATGCCGCCGATCAGGTGCTGACGGCCGGCAGTCATCAGGGGGACTTCGACGCCGGGCATATTGTTTCCATGCTGAGGCGCGAGTGTGTTGTGACGCACCAATCTGAGCATGGGCGCGATCGCATTCGTGTCCCTGGATTGAGGCGGGAGTTGAAGGCCGCCGGGTTGCTGGGCAACAAGCACATCCCAGCAATCTACCTTCGTGGATCGATTGCTCAGCGTCTGGCTCTATTGAGGGGCCTGTGTGATTCGGACGGATACGCCGATGCCAAGTCGGTGGAGTTCTGTTCGGTGGATCGTCGGCTTGCCGAGGGCGTGTACGAGTTGGTCGTGAGCCTGGGCGAGAAGGCGACGCTGAACGAAGGCCGAGCAGTGCTGAACGGAAAGGACTGCGGGCCGAAGTACCGAGTGCAATGGAGATGGGCGCGGTTCAACCCGTTCAGCCTGCCGCGCAAGGCAAAGCGGATGGGCCCGCCGATGGCGCAGGGCTTCAAGCACGGCCACAGGATGATCGTGAGCATTGAACCGATCGAGCCGAAGCCGATGCGGTGCATCACGGTGGACAGCCCTTCTCGGCTGTACCTTGCCGGGGAGGGGATGATCCCGACGCACAATACCCGGACGGCCGCAGAGCAGATTGCGTGGTGGGCATGGCAGTACCCTGGCAGCCGTGCGTTGGTTGCCGCGCCGACCTCTTCGGACGTGCGTGGGACGTGCTTCGAGGGCGACTCGGGGCTGATGAGCATCATTCCCCCGCCGTTGGTCGCCGACTACAACAAGGCGCTGCACGAGCTCCGTCTGACGAACGGGTCGCTGATCAAGGGCATCCCTGCGAGCGAGCCTGAGCGTTTCCGGGGCCCGCAGTTCGCTATTGGCTGGCTAGATGAACTGGCGGCGTGGGACTACCTGCAGGAGGCGTGGGATCAGATTCAGTTCGGCCTTCGCTTGAAGTTGCCGGACATGCCGACGAGGCTGATCATCACGACGACGCCGAAGCCGAAGGACCTGATCATTGAGCTGATCGGGCGAGAAGGTGACGATGTCGTGGTGACGCGAGCGTCGACGTATGCGAACCTCGGGAACCTGTCGGCCAACTTCAGGAAGCAGATCCTGCAGTATGAGGGGACAACTCTCGGCCGGCAGGAGATCCATGCTGAGATCATCGACCCTGAGGAGGGGGGGATTGTCAAGCGTGGGCACTTCAGGCTCTGGTCGCACGCGAAGGCGTTCCCGAAGTTTGAGTACGTGGTGCAGAGCTATGACTGCGCGACGTCGGAGAAGACGCAGAACGACCCGACGGCGTCGAGCACCTGGGGCGTGTTCAAGCCCGAGGATGGGCCGATGAGCGTGATGCTGATCGACTGCTGGCAGGATCGATTGCAGTATCCTGACCTTCGTCCGAAGGTGGTGGATGAGTATGACACGGTGTTCGAGTCTGGGGTGGATGGCCGGGAGAGGAAGCGGGTGGATCTGATCCTGATTGAGGACAAGTCGGCGGGGATCTCGCTGATTCAGGACTTGCAGCGGGCGCATCTTCCTGTGCGGGCGTACAACCCTGGGAAGGCGGACAAGCTGCAGCGGTTGAACATCGTGTCGCACATCATTGCCCGGGGTCGGGTGTGGATTCCCGAGAGTTCTCAGAGGCCTGGGTATGTGCGGGACTGGGCAGAGCCGCTGGTTTCGCAGGTGTGCGCGTTCCCGAATACGACGAATGATGATCTGGTGGATACACTGACGCAGGCGCTGAGGTTCCTTCGTGATGCTGGGTGGCTGGAGGTTGATCCGCCGCCGCAGGATGACTGGGACGAAGACGACTACGCAGACACCGGGCGGGCAAAGCGGGAGAATCCCTATGCAGCGTGACCAGATACCCGGTGGTCGGGTGTGGCCGGTGTACGAGAAGCATGTGATGCTGGACCGCGGGCAAGAGGCGACGGAGCATCTGCCCTCACCGTTGTGCTGGTGCTGTCCGCGGCTTGAGTACGTGGACCCTGAGACTGGGAACGAGGTCTGGGTGCATCACGAGCCGCACTAGGGAGTGACGATGGACCTGATGGACGAGGAGCTTCGACGAGTGCTGGCGGGGTCGGTGGAGCCGCACCGCCGGGTTCCTGAGCAGCATCCCCGCTGGTCTGGCGGGCATCGGCAACCTGCTGACGCTCCAGGGCCCGCAGAAGGCCGCAGAAGCCGTTCAGAGGGTACAGGATGCCCTGGCCCTTGACCCGGAGACCGAAGGCGGCGTACGGGCCATCAGGGGCCTTGCTGAGGCGTTCTCTCCGCTGGGTGTGATCCCGAAGGCTGCCGGCGAGGCGACGCTGAGGGCGACGGGCTCTCCTCTGCTGGCCACCGGTGCGGAGTTGATGGCCGACCCGCTGAACCTGCTGGGGATCGGTGCTACTGCCAAGCCTATCGCGCGAGGCGCTGCTGCGGCCGGGCGTGGTGCGGCGAGGGCGGGCAAGGCGACGGTGCAGAGCCTGGGCCCGAAGGCTGCCGAGATGGCCGAGTCGTACATGCGCCGGGCTGGGATGACGCCCGAGATCACGGTGTACCACGGTTCGCCTCACGTCTTCGCTCCCGAAGAAGGCGCTCCCCTTGGGCGGTTCCGATCGGAGAAGATCGGCACGGGCGAGGGTGCCCAAGCGTATGGGGTTGGAACCTACACGGCGGAAGCGCCGGAAGTGGCGAAAACCTATATCTCAGCCGGAGGCGTAAAGCCAACATCTTCGCCAGATATATATGCGGCTGATCTTGTTGGCATGATGGGCGGAGAAGAAAAGGCGATCAAGCACTTGCGGCATGTTATGCCAGAGGCCGGCCAAACAACATTCAGCGGAGAGTCAAAAGATCTAATTGAGTCTGTTATAAAAGCTATTGAGAGCGGCTCTTACAAAAAGAGCGCAGGCAATTTATACGCGGTCGACCTCCCCGACCCCATGATCGAAAAGATGCTCGACTGGGACAAGCCTCTAAGTCAACAAAGCCAGGATATACAGAAGGCGGCGCAGCGTATTGCCGCCAATCTCGACCCTGATGCCCGCAAGCTCGTCGGAGATTCGCTGATGAATCTCAAGGGCAGCAAGTTGTATGAGTTGCTTGCCTCCGACGACAGCGTGGCTGGTGCTGGCCGATTCGGCGCGGCAGCGTCGGCCATCATGCGCGAGCACGGCATTCCCGGCATCAAGTATCTTGACGAAGGAAGCCGCGCTGCCGGCAAAGGCACTCGCAACTTCGTCGTCTTCCCCGGTGAAGAGAAGAACCTGACCATCCTGCAACGCAACGAGCAGCGGCTCCCGCAGACCGACACGCCGGCCTTCAAGGAGTTCACTGGCGGCGCTCCATTGATCAAGGCTGATCAGGCGAGCAAGGCCGAGTTCCAGACGGGCAAGCCGGTGGTGATCGAGGGGTTCTCGGGCACGCGGCGGGACTTCAGCGAGATCGACCCTGCGCAATCGAGCGCGGGCTACTTCCTGAGCAGCAAGCCGGTGGTGGCCGACGAGTACGCCGGGGTCTACCCGGAGGGCATGGGTGGCGGGTCGTTCCCCACTGGTGGCAACATCCAGCGGTCGTTCGTGCGGATGGACAACCCGCTGGTCATCAACGCGCGCGGCGCCAGCTTCAACCGCGTCGACACGCGCGCCGTGCCGGGCTACCCGCTCCCCATGTCCAACACGGACGCGATCAACCAATGGGCCAAGCAGCAGGGCTACGACGGGGTCATCTACAAGGACCTGCGCGATTCCTTGGCCCGTCCTGACGGCCGCAACGCGCCGCCGTCCAACGTCTACGTGGTTTTCGAGCCGACCAGCGTCAAAAGCGCGATCGGCAACATCGGCGCTTTCGACCGCGGCCAGGCCAGTTTCCTGGCCCAGGGCCCCCGCGGCACCTTCAACCCGGCCACGCTCGAGCTCGTCCTCAACCCCAACGCGGACCTGAGCACCTGGTTCCACGAGACCGGGCACTTCTTCCTGGAGGTGCTGGCCGACGTCGCCAGCCAGCCGGGCGCGCCGGCGCAGATCGCCGAGGACTACGCCAAGGTCTTGGCCTGGTTCGGCGTCACGCCCGAGCAGTGGGCCGGGTTCACGCTCGACGAAAAGCGCCCCTACCACGAGCGCTGGGCCGAGAGCATCGAGCAGTACGTCATGGAGGGCAAGGCCCCCAGCGTCGAGCTGCAGCCCGTCATGCGGCGCTTCGCGCGCCTGGCTGAACTCGGTCTACCAGTCGATCAAGCAGTTCCTCGCGCAGCGCGGTGCGGCGCCGGCTGGGGTTGAGACGCAGCGCCTTTGACGCCAAGGCGCCCTCTACCCACATGCCTCTGCCGCGCTTCTACTTCACCCCGGACGCAGAGATCGCCAGCGCGTTCGCCGAGAACGGCGCGCGGATGGCCGAGAACCGCGCTGGCCGCGCCTTCCAGCCCGTGGGGGCGAGCGTGATGCCGGCGTATCTGTCGATGAAGAATCCGCTCGAAGTCAACGCCTCGGAGGGCGCGATGAAAGGGTTCGTCAGCGAGAAGGTCATCAAGGAGGTGATCCTCGATGCTCGGCGCAAAGGCCGCGACGGCGTGATCCTGCGCGGCTGGAAGGA